TCAGAACTTGTACACCATATTGTCCTCGTACAGGCCTTGGTAGTTGAGGGCGGTCTTGATTGCCACTCTCTGCGCGCCGTCGAACGCCTGCCAGTTATCCACCTTATCTTGCTGCATGTACTCAATAAACCGCACAAACTCCGATTTAGTCGAGCTGAAGAAGATATACGGCGGGCGGGTGATGTTGATTAATCGCAAGAAGTCGATTAAATCAAAGTAATGCGCCTGTTTGTAGCTCTCTTGTTTGGTGCATAGGTAAGGTGGATCTAAAACAAATACCGCCCGCGGGTCGGCTGCGAAGCGTGGTAGTAGTGTATGAAACGACTCTGAGACCACCTCCACGCCGTCCAAATAACCGTCTGCAGATGGGTAGTCTGACTGGCGTAAACAATGCCAAAAGTCCTTGGCACATAACTCCTCAAACGTGCCGACCTGTTGCCCAGAAAACAACAGCCAGCTAGTTAGCGTGGCAAGGTCAACATAGCCGTCAAACGCTTTGATGGTGTCAATAATCTGCGCCTTGAGCGCTTTGTCGGTGATACGTTTTTGATGTGGGACATCAACTAATAACGCCGCAATTTGCGCACGTAAGCGGTTAATGTCGTCGATATGCTTAATGCGCTCGGCGTAACCGTCGAAGTCGTTGTAAATCACGCGGGCGCGCGGTTTGAGTTGTTTTGCAGTATGACTAAGCAAGCCTGAGCCACCAAACGTATCAACAATCGTCCAGCCCTCACCATCGCCCGGAATCCGCTCGTTTAAAATCGCTTTAAAGTGATTTAAAAAGTTGCGCTTTTGACCGACAAACGGTAATGGGGCTTGCTTAAAGTTTCTTTTGGCTTGATTTGCCATAGTTTTTTTCCTTCTTATCTATGGCGTTCTGGTGTTCTTGACACTCCGACACTCAAATCAAGTTAATTAATATGGTTAATGGTTTTACAGCGACTACATTTGATTTCTAAATGTTTCACTGTGCCGACTTTTGCCAATAATTTGTTGCAACATTGGCAACGGATCTCTTTTAAATTCTGCATATACTTTCCCATTTTTAGCGGTTTTGTTAAAATACCGCCTGCCTCGCGAGGTAGGCGGCATATAGCTATATGCAGGCTTATTCTGCTTAGCTGGCATTATCCGTGTTCCCGCACAGATAGTGTCGCCGTCTTTATTCCTGGACTACATCTAAATCACTTGTACAATCTGCATAAAACGTACCATCCGCATTATGCCAGTGGCTAGGTGGTAACTCATCACCGTTATGCTCAACGATTAATAATTTGCCAAATGGGCTTGTATATACAACTTTTCCTTTATTGCCATTGCGCAATGTAACATCTGTGCTTTGGCTTTCGTAGATACGTTGTTTTAATGCGTAGCCTTCCAGCTCCCATAACTTAGCAAATGCGTTTTCGTAGGCGATATTTCGGCCTATTTGTACATCGTAGTTATCTTTGCTAACGCAAGCACTTGTGCCAACTAACTGAAACCCATTTTTTAAAGTAATGGTACAGATGGTGAGTAAGCCTTGATGAACGTATTCCACGTTGTCCACTAAACTGTTTAAATATTCGGTTGTTAATTTGTTCATTTTCCTTATCCTTTTTTAAAAATCGCTGCTAGTTGATTTGGGCTGAATCGCCAGCCACTCTCGCCACCGAGAATCGCATTAAAACACCATTCGCTGCAAAAATATTTTGAGCGTTTTTGTTTGATGCCTAATACAATACCAATTGCGCCCCACCAATCGTATTTACTCCCTTTTGTAGAGTTAAAATAAAACTTAACCTCGGCCTCGCTAACACCATCAAGCAACACCAAATCCCACTTATCTCTTTCAGTGAGATCAATCTCTTTACAACGTACCCCGCCATCACGGATAGAAGAAGAATAACAGTCATAATGGAGCTCATGCTCATAGTGATGACCTGATGTGTACTCAATACGCTCAACTGCAATCTCGCAGTGAGAGTAAGGCCCTTTTGTCAGTTTACGGGTTAGCCAGTCTGAAAAACGCGCCAAAAGTGCGGTGGGTTTAAGCCCTGTTTTTTTGCCTTTATAAAGCGCCAAATAAACATTAGCCATTGTTATACGCCTCCATTAAGTGATCCATTTGTTTAATAATGTCGTCATAAGTTGCCTGCATCTGCTCAAGCGTTAAATTGGGTGCTTTGAGCTCATACTTGCGCATGCGTTGGTTGGCAAGCTCCATTTGTAGTTTTTCCAAGCCTGCTGCTTGCACCAAAATCAAATCTGTTGCCGCTTTGTTGTTTAAACCTGCGCGTTTGGCAAAGTCCGTGATATAACGACTGCATTCCCCTTGATAGTTTGCTGCCTTATACGCTTCCGCTTCTGTTTGGCGCTCACGATACTCACTCTCAAAGCGTGTCCATGTGCTGTAGATTTTTGCCGCGTGTTCATCGATGTTGGCGATAAGGTGAGTTTGAGTGTCGGCTAAAAGTGCGGTTTGTTTTTCCTTTGATAGTTCAAAGGATTTTGTTGCCATATTGAACACATGGAATGGACTAGGAGCCTTGCCTGAGCATTTTATTTTTCCATTTTCAATCCATACTGCGCCACCGCCAGTAATGCTGAGTGATATATCATCAATTTCCGTTTGAGACTCAACATTGACCCACTGTCCGTTATTGTCATGCGGGATATAATCCGGCAAAAATTGTTTTGTGTCTAAATTAAATAACATCATTTACCATCCGTACCAACCAATAGCGATAATGTTTAACCCTGTGCGTCCATCATTAAATACCTCCACAACGTTGCCGTTTTGGATATTGGCGCCAACAACATGACGCCCGCTCCCCACATCCATTACTTGTACTCCGTGCGCCCCATTAAATGGCTCTGGCAAATTAAGCTTGGCATACCCATTAATTGTTGCCCGCATGATAATAGTGCGCATCACTGCATTGTCACCCATTGGCACATCAAACACTCCAGCGCCTTCATAGTGATTCCCATACCACTGGTGTCTAAATCTACTTTTCGCATAGACCTCAGATTTACTCGCAAACTTATCATGTAGCCATCCATAAGCTCTACTCCACAGGTTACCTGCTGATGTAATCGTAAATACATTTTGTCGGCTGTCTCTATTCCAATCCGCACCCTCTGGCGTGTTGAGAAATTCAATTTGGGTTGAATTATTACCCGCGTCTCTCATCCACATTGATGCGCGAGGGATATTGTCTGTTTGATAAAAATCGACAAACACACTTGTATTTGGACCGCCAGCTTTATTTTTAAGCATAAGTCCATTCGCAAAACCGCCAGATTGACTACCTGTAATGGCAAGACTGCCTGTCATCGTATCGCCCGATTTAGACACGCGGCCATTTGCATTATTATTTGCTTCATTTGCACTACGTTGAGCATTATCTGCCGCATTTTTGGCTTCAACGCCTTTATCGTAAGCTGTCTTTACTGCTTTTGATGTCGCTACATTATTTTCGTCATTACTATTAACTGATGATGAGCGTTTGTTAAGCGGGATATAGTTATTTAAAGCAAGTTGCACAACCGCAATCATTTGCGCGAGTTTTTTACCCGCTTTTGCTGTTAATCCTAGTTCTTCGCTATCCAACCCTGTGTCGCTAGTTAATTGCACCTCGCCTTTTTGCGTTGTAGAGGCTTTTTTGCGGTTGTCATCAATGATTTTCACAATCGCTTGATATAGCTGCGTTTGTTGTTCTTGTTTCGGAGTAAATCCAGCTTTTTCTAATACATAATGCGCCTCGGCTTGCATGTCACGCACTCGGTCTTGCACGTCGTTCAACCACGTGTCTGTCACGCGTGTGCCTTGCTCACCTATTGCCGGATTACCGGCATGAAAGCGCTTGTCAGCGGAATTAATTTCGGGTAGTAACGTTTTCATTTTGTCTCTCTATTGATACGCAAAATAGCAGTAGGTATGGGCGGGTTTTAAATCGCGAAAGAACTCCTCAATAATCCGGTCACCAAACTCAACTAAATGATCACCGGCAAAGGAGCTTCCAGCTCGGAAATACACGATATTGTCATCGCCGTTTAACACCGTCACCCGCCACATATAAATCAAGCTCTCACGCGGATCATTGCGAAATTGAGCAATATCACCAGGATTAGGCAGGTCATTTTGTAACGGCGAAAACTCTTTGATTTGAATGCGGTAGCCGATACTTTCGGCAAGGCGGGTAAAATACGGAATAGATAACCCACCCACGGCATTAAGTTGTACAATGACGCGTTTAACACGCTCTTGATAAGACTTGCTTAAATCCGTTTTAATCCCGCAAATACGCTCCCAATCAACTAACATTTGGTTTGAGGTGGCAGGCTCAATTGCTGCTAATACCTCTTCTGCACTTTGTTGTAAGCGGTCAAATGCGTTGCCGTCCACTTCGCACTGCGCAATAAAATGTTCGCCGTTGATGTTGTAACTCACGGGCGGATAAAGCTGTTTTAATACGTTAGCGTGTTGCATTAAGCCATCTCCATCACAGTCACCTCGCCAAGGCGGAACCATTCAATTTTGTTGACAATATCCGCTTTTTGGTTAGCTGTTGGCGCAATAAAACGGCGGTCAACCACACCGATTAAGTTATTCACCACCGCTTCGCATTGGGACACAATCAAGTCATCCCCAGGGATTAAACCGTTAAAATAATCCCGTAATGCATTGTTAATGGCGGTTTTAATGTCATTTAATGCCACACCGCTGATTTTAACCTGGATGTTAAAGTTGACTTTTGTCACATCAGGTTTAACGACTTTGCTTTCTTTTGCGGTTACCGGGCGCTCTTGGTCGATATATTCTTGGGCGCGACGTACCGTGTCATCACTTGGCACGCCATTATCGGCCGTAATCGCAATATCTACTGTGCCAAGCCCACGGCGTAGCGGGTAAACATACGCTTGTTCAACTCCATCCACCTCTAATGCCCAGTCTTTGTAATCGTATTTATTACCACCTGCAGCAGGTCGGCGGATTTTATTAAGCAAACGCTCCAACAATGAGCTATCGCTTTCGGCATTGGTCGCACCTACCACGTCATTTAGTACAACATCCGTGCTCACGCCAACAGGCGCTGCCATAAACGATCCTTTTGTAGCAGTTTTAATGTTTTGTACCGCGCCAGTAGCAAGGGAGCGCACCGCAACAACTGCAGTGCCACCGGAGGAAATCACCGCACTTTCGGTTGTCTCATAAAAACGCCCATCTTCGGTTTTGATTTGTAGTCCTACGGCAATTACAGCATCAGGATTGCCACTAATAGTGGCACCTTTGCCTGCTGCATAAGTGGCGTTGCGACGGCGCAAACCGCGCAATCCTGCGTGTTTTTCTAAAAATTCAGTGTCGGAAGTGTCAGGGAAAAACTGTTTAATTAGCCATTTTTGATGTGCATAAATCCCTTCTGCACAGGCGGCCAAACTACTGGCACGTGCATAAGCGTCACTGTCTTCGGACGTGTCGGCATTTGGGTAATAAGTTTGATAATCCCGCAGAATACTAGCACGGATTTCTTCGAGAGTTGGCATAATAAACACGATTTAAACACCTTTTAAATGACGTTTACGGGGTGTTTAAAAGTAAATTGTTCGCCCCGGCTGTCGGTCACAGATATTGAAAGAAGCACTTTGCCGTTGTGCGGTTGTTCATACGTTACAATGATTTCACTTGCGCGACCGTCATCAATTAACGGCTGTAACGCCTCTTCGGCATATTGTTGCGCCAACATGCCAACACGGCTTAAGTCTTTTTCCCGTTGAATAGTATGGAGCAGAGAACCTACACGCCCATTTGCCCACCACGAGCCTAATGGCGTAGTTAATCTGATATACACGGCATTTTGCAGTGTACTGATATGCGAATTTGTATAGTCCCCGGTAAGCGGGCTGATTTCTCTGTCCATGCTGACAGAGTAAAATAAAGGGGAAAGAAAAAGGCGGGGAGAGAGTTCTACACCGCCTTTTATTTGATTATTGAGGTTTTCCGGTTACGCCACCACTATCACCGCGGTGAGTGTGATTAATGAGGGATTTACCATTAGCAGTCACGTCGCCATTAGTAGTAAAGCTACCTTTTGTTTGCGTTACGTTACCGGTAAATGACGCGCCAGAACCGCCCTTAATTGCCATGCCACCGTTGCCGTTGATTTGACCTTGTGCGGTCAATACGCGGTCTGTCTCAACAAGCGGGCTACTAATTTCGACTTTAGTAGAGGCTGTGATTTTTAATATATCACAATCAATTTCAATTAAGCGACCCTGTTTTAAAATAATCGTGCTTCCGCTTTCATCGTAAACTGCCGTTTCGCCCGATTTCAAGTTTTTAACCCGAAAAGATCCATTTTCGGTAGCGATAACGATAGAATGTGTCGTTTCGCCCCCCATGGGCAATACCACCACTTGCGTTCCCGCGGGAGGCACGGACGTTAATCCAAATTGTTGCATAAACTCCACGTCTTGTAAGGTTTCGTCCGCTAATCCAGATACCTGTACTTTTTGGATATTGTCCGCACTTTTGACTAAATTCAACTTTCCGCGAAAGGCTTGGCGTACTGCACCCAAGGCGCTTTCTGTGTGTTGTCTTATTGCTTGTCCCAATCGTCTCATACTAATCCCCATCCAATACAATCAAATCGCCTTTCTTTTTCTTGCCTTTTTTACCTTTTCGCTTGCGTGCTTCTTTCGATTTGTTCGCATAAGCGTCAGGCGTCCACACACCATCTTGTTTTAAGCGCAGTTCTGTGGTTGTGCCGCCTTGTCGGCTCAAGGCAAAACGACGGCCCATCAAAAAGAAAATCGCGTCAATGTCGTATTCCTCACAAATCACATGCACACGTTGCCCTGGCGTCCATAACACACCGTCCTGCGTTTTATGGTCAGGCACGGTAATCATCAGAGTAAAACTGTTTAAAATACTGTCCGCAATGTACTTTTTCGCCCATTTTTTCAGGGCTTCCAGATTTTCTACATCCGGCACAATTACGGTTTTTGGCTTATAAGTTTCAACAGCGTCATCTTTAAACACCCATTTCAGATCGTTCTTGTTGTCGTCACCGCTGCGCCCGTGCCGTTGTGCTAGAAAAGTGATTTCTGAAAAGCTTTGGGACACATCGGTGGTTAGGCTTGCTTGGGTAAAATTATTGCGTTCTCCATCTTTATTACAACACAACGTTGCCACAGGCGGCGTAGAGTAATCTGCGCCGCCTACAATCAATGTGCCATCCGGGGCAAACCAAGCATGCAAGCCGGCCGAATTTGCGCAACGAATTAAGGCATTCCAGGCTGTTTCGCCAATGTCGATGTCAACCTTATCTAACGTTGGATTAGACTCTGCTTTCAGCGAAACTTTTTTAATGCCGAGTGGTGCCACGATTTTTTTAACCGCCTCCAGCACGGTTAGCCCTTTAACGTTAGTAATAGGAGCAGAACAATCCACTAACACAGAGGCTCTATCGCGACCATTAATGCTGTAAGTGCGGTCGCCTTTTGATATGCCATGCTGGGTGCTATCAATAATCCCACTCAGTACGACCTCATCATTAATCATCACCTTCGCGGTTTTCCCCGAATAGTCCGTCAAAACAGTGCTATCGCTCGGTACCCCGATGTTAAAATTAAAGGCATCAGCAGGTATTAAAAAATCACTATCAATATCATAGCTTTTCCAGTTGCCATGCTGCTTACCATCAATCTCAACGATCACTTCATTGTAAAACGGATATCCCCCCTCATTTTGCGTAGCCATTCAGCGCCTCCCCACGTTGGATAAAATTAGGATAACAGATGTGAGGATTGAGCCGTAATAACTCATCTGCTCTTGTATAATCCCCATAAAAGGCGTGTGCAATTTGCCAAATAGAGCCATCAAAATCCACCGACCGGATAATCAAAGGTGGTTTACGATTAATGGCCGCTAACGCGAGTTGAGTCAATTTATGGGTTTGTGTTCTTAATTGCTCAGCCACTTTATAGGCTTGAGTGTAAAAACCACTGGTCGGCGCTTGTAAATCTGTAATCCCATTGCACTCTTTAATACTGAGCGTGGTTAGGCCAAATGCATCCTTAGCATAACTAATAGTGCAGCCATGCTGCTCCGCTCGCATAAGCGCGCGCAAACTATTTAATGCAGCTAAGGCTTGCAAGCGGGCTTGGGTAGTAATGTAATCAATCTCTGCCGGAGTTAGTTCATCATCTTCAACGAATTGCGTGGCAATCTTAAAAACTGCTGCAGTGGTCATTAACTGCAACGCACAGAAGATCTCCTTGGTATCATCCACAGTCAATGTGGAGGCTAAGGACTTAGCTTGAGTTTGTCGTTGATTTTTACCATTAACCAACGACGGCGCAATTTCAAGAAGGCTTTTTACTGTGCGTTGCACTTCATCAAATTTCGCACGTGCGGTCAAATCCTCTCGTTTAGCCATATTCGATAAACCGCTATCAATCATTTCCGCTATCTCTCGGACAGCTTGCGCGCCTTGTTTTTTAAAACCATCTGTTGAAGTTGGCACAGTCTTAACGCTTTTATATTTTTTAGAATCAAAGGCGAATAAATTAAGTACCTGGTCAAAGCAACCAAAAATAGCGCCAAACATACCCAACATGCGCGATTTTATATTTTGCGCAAAAGTGACCACTTCCATTGCCGCGGCAAACATCTCCATCATGTCATCCACGAAATCTTCCATAGCGCTTAAAAATACATCAAGCAATCCCAAGAATGCGAAATCGAATACAAAGATTGGTTTTGCTGGTGTGGCCTCTTGGAAACTTAAACTGACCGTGACATAGTCCACAAAATCCGCTTCATGGTGAAAATAAGCTGAGGTGCAAAGCATATTTTGCAAGCGACCACGAATCGGATGCACTAATACCGCCGCACCTTGTTTTTCTAACACCGATAAAAAGCGTTTAAAATCGGTGTAATATCCCTCACCATAAAACACCGCTTGCAGTTGGATGGTGAGCGGATTTAAACCTAAATCTTCAATGTCGCCGCCATTCACAAACGGATACGCATGTGTAATGGTGGCGCGCTCTAAATTATCATCCACACTCACCACATCAAACCGCACACCGCGATAAGATGCCTGCTGGATTGGCATTGTCCAACCTTTCATTTTCACCCCCGTTTAAGTTCGCGATATTGATTTTCGGACGTGTTTTCCGCAATCGTCCGTCCGTCTAAATCCACGCGAATTTGATTCTGAATAGTAAAGTTCTGACTTTCCACCGCTTGCTTCATCCCTTCGCTGATGGTTGTGCCTAATTGCTGAAATTCGGCCTTGTAGTCCGGCACTTGTACACGACGGTTATATTCCTCTTGCGTTAATGTGCCTCGTTTTAAGCGTTCGTCCGCAATCTCTTTACGTTTTGCAGCATCACCAAGCGCATAACCGCCACTTGCTAAAGACCAAACTGACTTTTCGGGCGTTGGGACAAATGGAGCGTATTGAAACACCGATTTGCTTGGATAGGCTGCTGCATAAAATTTCTGTTTTGCATTGTTAGTCGTGGCATCAAAGGCTTCACGTTCTTCCTCTTTTTGCGCCATGTAGGGAGCGTAATTTTCTGCCCCTTCCAACATTGCACCAAAAACTAACAATGGCAAACCGCCTCGCCCAAACTTAGCAAGACGTCCCATTTTTGCTGTATTCGCGGCAGTTGCAACGCCACCAGCCGCACCGGTTACACCCGCACCTTTACTCAAGGCATCACCAACACCAAGCCCTAAACCGCCTTTGCCACTCAATAATCGCAAAGACCCGGCTGCCGTAATGGCGGCTGCACTTAGAGATGCAACTACTGTGCCTGCAGTAACAATTTTGCCTGTTAAATCAGGATAAGCTTTGGCATATTCAGCGATTTTTACGCTTACATCACCCAAGGCATCGTTAAATCCCTTCATACCTTCCATCTGCGCGAAATCCACGTTATTTTTCGCGTCTTCCACTTTGTAGCTGTTGGTATCTTTAATCACGGCATGAGAGGTATCCACCGCACCTTCGCTTTTATCCAGGCTTTCTTTCACTTCTTTGCCCAAGCTCACGTTATTACGGATACCCAATAACGCCATCAATGCTTGGCGGTCTGAAATGATTTGCCCGATTGCTGTGCCTTCCACCAAGTTCGTCATTTCGTTTAAGACTTGAGCTTGATCCTCTTTTTTAGCGCTTTTAAGTTTTTTCTGCAGAGCCTGGTACTTACCATCCTGACCAATCACCTGATCCATAATGCTCATAAAGGCTTCGATGGAGTTTTTACCTTTTTTCTTCTGAGCTTCCATTGAGGCGATAAAATCCACCCCATGGTCTTTACCATCCTTGCCTTTTATGTCGAGTTTTCGAAAGCGGTCTGAGGTTTCTTTTGATGTTAATTTTGCAAGTAAATTGACTAAGTTATTTCCCGCTTCATCTGATGTTCCGGCAGTTACACGCGCCTGTTGGTTGGCGACCAATAATGCCTCAAACCCCGACATACCTTTTAAGCCGGCAGATTTACCCGCTGCCATTTGTTGAGGCAACCAGCGCGCCATATCCGCCAATTCAAAGTTACCCGCCTGACCCGCCGCCACGGCTTTATCTAACACTTCGCCGATTTTATCTTCGCCGATGTCAAACTGCTGCATTGCTGAAATGGCGATTTTGGCCAAATCATCGGTACTTGCACCTGTGGCTGTGGCACCTTTCTGCAAGGTTGGCAACAATTTCATAGCGGTTTCGGCTTTTACTGCACCACTAGCAAGCATAGTATCCAATGCGCCTAAAGCGTCTTCCTTGGTGCCGCCACCAATTTCTACCGCACTTTTTACAGCATTATTCAGTTCTGCTTTACCGGCGATACGTCCCGCCACGTCACGTTCGGCAAATGCGGTGTTAGCCGTCATCGCGAGAGAGCGGTCATAATCCATTTGTTTTTTCATTGGTTGTGCCAGCACCATGCCTGCTGCAGTCGCACCTGCTGCCAAACCGGCAATGCCACGTCCAACATTGCCTAACCGTTGCCCCATGGAGACTTTGCCCATTTCCGCATTTAGCTCCGCGATACGGTGTTTTGTTGCTACAGCGGCACGGTCTAATTCACGACCTGAAGCAATACCACTGCGTTTTAATTGGTCGTATGCCGCGCGAGTGCGGTTGATTTCGTTCTGGATACTGCGCTCACTACGCACACCCAGCATTTCGCGGTTGCGTGCCGCTTGTTGGATTTGGCGGTAGCTTTGTTCCGTCACTTGTGCCGTTTGACGCATCGCTCTTTGTTGCGTGGTAGCACTGCGTTGGGCTTGATTTTCGATATTCTTGGTTGATTTGCTAACACTGTTTTCAACGCTTTTTACTACGCTACTGGCGTAATCTTTCGCCTTGAGTATTAATGAGACATCCATATTTGCCATTTTTAAACCTTGTTTAAACGTTATTTAAAGCAATAAAAAAGGGGCATTACGCCCCCTTATTTTTACGACGTTTAAAAGTATAGGACGTCGTAGATTCGTCGGTGTTGTGTTGGGTTTTCGCGCCTTGGCTCGCTAAATAGCTGTTAATCCATGCGCTGACTTCGGCATGGCACATCTCCCAGACGGTTTGCGCGCTAAATCCAAATTTACCCAGTAAAATCGTTGCCGAGCGGTAGTTTTCATACGCCTGCCACACTTCGTTGACATTGCGTTTTTTTATGCTTCGTTTGCCGTCTCTTGGTTTTCCGAAGCGCCTGTACGCTTTTTTCGTAGTTGATTAATTGCATAGTTAATCAACACGTAATCATCAGTAGCAAGGTTATCCAGTAAGAATGCCGGAGTCACCGCCTCACGCGGAATACCATCAAATTCGACTTGCTGTGCCAGATACGCTAAGTCAACCAGCATTTGTTCTGATGTGTTTAACGTTTCTTTTTCGCTTAACCCAAGGTCACTGATAACTTCCAACGCTTGGCATTCACCACCCACGGTCAAAATTTTGACTAACACGTCATGATGTAGCGTGCCGTTATACAGCACGCCAAGTTTCAAACGGATTTTCATTATTCTTCAACCATATCCAAAGCGACCATTTGTAAATCGCGCATTTCCTCATTGTCCACGGTGTAGCTTGTACCCACTTCGGTAGTAAAACAGCCGATGTAAGAGCGACGCTTGCCGTTTTCTTCTTCGACAGTCACTTTGCCGTCTGTCACATTATCCCAATCGGGTTCAGCGCGATTTAACGGCACAGCAACGGTGAGTGACAACGCATATTCGGTAATGCCTTTGGCAAAGCCTTTCACGCGCCCTTTACGGTTGATGGTCTTCACCGGCTTGCGACCGGTGGTAACACGCACATCTAACTTGGTTAAGTCAATTTCTTGGCCGTCCACTTCGACAATGCCAAGACTTGCAAATTCTTGGGCCATTTATGCCTCCTATAAAATCAAATCAACACGGTTAGCGACAATATGCAATCCGTTCACCACATCGGTCGGGATGACACAATCCAAGCGGTTAGGGTCAACACCGTTGCGTTTTACCAACAATTTCGCTTTATACTGCGCTACATTTTCCAAGATTTCTTCATTTTCCAGACGTAACAAAACGTCCAGAATTTCTGACCGCACTTTATCCGGTGTACGTGCAGATAATTTGGCACGTGGGAAACGCAACTCAATGCGCTGTTCAATCGCTTTGCGCGTATAGTCAAGCGTGCGGATGGTGGTTAAATCCAAATAGCTTGGGTCATCCGTATTGGTTGCCGACTTGGTGTAAGTGGTGATCGCACGCATAATGCGAACACGATGATTTACAACGGTAATCGGGGTTAAACCGTGATATAACGCCTGATTCGCTTCAGTCAATAACGGCGTTTGTGTCGGATCAACTTCGGTCAAGCCCTTAATTTCAAGGGTATTTAACGGACGCGCCGGGTCTTCTTCGCCTGCAATCACTGCGCCATACCCAGCAGCAATCAAGGCATGAGATTCGACTGCACCTTTATACCAACCGCAAGTGATATGCTCACTGTTGATTTTTTCGGTATAAGTTGTGCCGGTTGCCATTGACCCACGCCACGCTAACACACCGATAGCAGGTTTTTTCTCAAGCGGCGCGGACACGGATTCTAAGTGTTCACGCAAGGCTTTGGCGTTTTTGTCGTCTGCAAAAGGCGAAATGATGACGTGGTAATGCGTACCGGCAACACTTGCTAATGCAGGGGCTAAATCCGCATTTTCTGCGCCGTTGGCAAAAGCGGTTGCGGACAATGTCATGTCTTTAGCCGTGTTTGTTGCGGTTAAATTAATTTCATTGCCGATGGCGCCTTTGCATTTAGCTGTAAGCGTAATCGTGCTTTCGCTCACAGATGCCGTTGCCGGGCAATCTGTCGCACCGTTAATCACAGCGTTTAATCGGGCGGCAACATCTTTGGCCTTTTCGCCGTTTGCCACAGCGACTTTGTAGTCAACACCGGCAATGGTTGCAGTCATAACGCCTTGACTAGTAGCTGTCCCGGTCAATACTAAACTACCACTTGCCGCGACACCGGAAGAACTATCCGCTAACCCCATAACAGATAAACGGATCAGAGAGTTGTTAGTAATCGCCATGCGCGTCATTAAATGCGCCCATGAGCCGGCACCAAATGCCTGCGCCGCGTCAAGGTCGGAATACACACGCACCGGTTGGGTAAATGCCGTCGCACTGCCCACCATTGGCGCAACAATTAGCACTTCCTGCTCGTTAGTCGGCAGTGTAGTTACTGCGCCTTTGGCGTTGTATTCGGTATAAACACCCGGTTTGCGTAAGCTGTTCGGGATTTTTTCAAATTCGATATTAGTCATTGCCTGCACCTCTTTGCTTGCGGGTTGGTTGCACTTCGATTAAGTCGCCATCAGCAATACGACGCTGATAATAAACAGAATCATCCACTTCAACCGGCTCCTGCTCGATGTAGGCGTGCGGCTGATTTTCTAAAGGGACTTTCACCCCTGGAGTTGCTTTTACAATCATGTTTTATCCTTTGTTTTTACACTAAATCCGACCTCGGCATTGTTGTTCGGGTCATATAATTTGCCGTCCACATGTTCAAGGGTTGGCGACGCTGGGGAGAGTTCGGCCGCATAATGGGTAAACACAAAATCAGGGTTAGCCGGGTCTTGTGTTTTTTCCGGATACAAACCGTCTTCTAGTGGTGCAACATCATCAAATGCTGCCTCGTACTCAATGGCATACGCGGTGACTTTTTCGGTGCGAAACTGCGCATTGTTAAACAACGTCCGAATCGCCAGCGGTTTTAACGGCTTAACTAATCCGCCCAAGCGTTGCGTATCCAGCAAGCGGCGCACCGCATAAATCAACTGATTCGCACCAATCTCGCGTTTATCCACCCCGCCTTGTCGTGCAGCTTGGTTGCTGCGCAATGAGCGCACCGCCACAATGACCACAAATTTAGCAGAGGTGTGAAACGCTGTACCGCGCACGCCCATCGGCTCAATTCGTGCACCACCGAACGTCACCAACACCATAGGCAAACGTCCAGTACCAAGGCTTTCGTCGTCCAGCTCACCACCGTAGCTTTTTACGGTATTGGCTAGCTGTCCCAAGCCGCGTGTCAAGCGGTCAACCAGTGCATTTTCAATTTCGGTTATCACGGCCAAAAATCCTATTGTTCGGATTAGTAAACATCACCACATTGCCATCGCTTTGTTGGTCGGCTTCGATATCAATGCCAAGCGAAATTTTCCCCGCCGCTAAGTCCTCAAGTTCTTTTAAGCTCAATTTATAGCGCGTGATAATCTCGTCAGTAATTGTCACTTCCGACATGCTCGCCAAGCGGTAGCGGGTAAGATCACAACAAATACGAGTGAGATTTTGAGGGATTGTCGGCAACGGTAAGCGATAACGCGCACTTAAATAACCGTCGATTTGGCTTGAGCTATCCGAAAGCGCAATGGTCAGCACGCTTTCATTTACCACGCCTTCGCGGTCACGGTCGGTTAGCTCGATGGTCTGAAACTCCCCGATGCGCAAAACAAAATCTTTTACCGTTGCGTACATGGTTTAATCCTCACATACTGGGACAAGCTCTAACCAAGGATCTTCCGCAAGCGTTAAAGTTTGTTCCGCCGTTAAGTCATCTGCTGCGATGTAAACCTCATCGGTTTTGTTAAAGCGATAACCGCAACGACCATAGGTTGCTTGAGGATGGATTTCACGCAATTTAATCGAATAACCGATAGGCACAATCACTTGCCCTTCTTTGTCGTCCGATTCATCGTGTTTTTCGACCGCACTTTTTGGCGCACTTTCGGCGTCATCCGCACCGTTTTCGGTTTGGGCTTGCACCTGTTCTTCCAGTGCTGTTTGCCCGTCTTGCGTGACGTCGTCTTTTTGGTTTTTCTTAGCCATAATTAACTCCTAGGGCGGTTTCCCGCCCTGATTGGTTATTCGTTGATAAACGGAGAGGCAAGCACATCCAATTCACTTTCAAGGATGTTGGTTGTACCGTTGATTTGTTTGGTTTTAAACAATTCTTTAGCCGCATATTCAAGGTTAGTTGGAACTAGGATTAAATTCGGCTGAATGTTTAATGCCTTACCGCCGTCACCTTTCAAACCTTTCATGGTTTGAATGACTTTTTGCACGTTTTCTTTGGTTAATTTGGTTTTTTCCACGCGGTGGATAAGTTGCCAAAAGCCGAAACCAGCCGCACCACGAGCGCGTACACCCCATAAGTATTCATCTTCCATGAAGACGTGTTCGGATTTTGCCGGGTCAAATTTCGGCTCAATTTCTGGTGCGGTGCGTTTTTGCCAAATCAGTGGTTTAATCGGTAAACGGGTATCCACGATGTAGAACGTTGGCGCATCGTTATCCGTACCTACAGTCAAGTTCACTTGGGTAGTTTGGTTACCCGTACCATCTACTTTTTCAAATACCGGGTGATCTGTGTCGAAGAAGTTCTGACCGTCATAACACAGTGTAGTTTTACCTTTTTTCAATAAGCTGAATACTTCATCATCAGGTAATTCAGCAGCAGACTGACCCGCTAATTCCATCATTGGGGTATATAAACCGACCTGATCGTCTTCAATGTCTTCGCGCGAAATACCGACAGTTGATTCAAATTTTTTGTTAGTAATACTTGTGCCTTGCGCTTGCATGCTTTGGATTTGACGTTGGCCAACCCATTCGCGCATTTTCGGGAATTTACCTAAAAATCCGTAAGTATTGGTTTTAGTCGTGGATGGAATTTCCATCGCGATTTTGGCCCACTGAGTAGGGTGGTTTTCTAAGCCTTTGATAAATTCTTTGCGAAAGGCTTCGGTGATATGGTTTAACACCTGTGCTTTATTGATTGACATTATTTAGCCTCCTGAGACTGATATTTTTTAATGTAATCCGCATCGCTAATGCCAAGCATTTTTGCGGCAGCTTGTTGTTCTGCGGTTAATGCCGCAACATTGCCTTTATTCGGATCTTCTTCCGCTTGATGGCCGCTAGCCAGTGCAGCAATCGGCGCAGCTTTATCTAAATAACCGGTTAACGCTTCAATGCTTAGGCTTTGAGCCCAATTTTTTAACGCAGGTGATAACTTACCTTGCGATAAGGCGGCCTGAATCAATGCCTCTTTTTTATCGGTCTCTACCGAGTTTTTAAGCGCATTAAAATCAGCCTGTAATGCGGCAACCTGTTCCACCGGCACGAATTTAGCTGGGTCAGGTTTGCCTGCCTGCGCAGTGAGTGCTGCTACAGATTGTTCTTTTTCTGCTAATTTGGCATACACATCTAACAGTGCGACTGGACTATCGCCTTTAGAAGCAGAAAGTGCGGTCACTTTTTCGGTAATTTCCGCTTCGCTGGCGTCTGCTTTTAATGCAAGCAACGCGCACAAGGCGGCTTGTAATTTTTTGTCCATTGCTGGCTTTTCCTTTTGTTGATTTAAAAGTTGCACACTGGCGGCAACCATTACTTCGTCCATGCCGTCTAAAGCTGGGTTGTTAGTCAGTGCAGCGTGAAAGATTTTGCGAACATAACCATTCGTGTCATAAGCAAACACGGCAGAGATATAACGATATTCGCCATTTTTGATGTATTCCGCAGCTTTGTCCGTCCAACGGACATCGGCAAAAATTCCTTGTGGGTTAAAATAGAGATATTCCATCCAACCTGCGCTAGGCGCCTCTTTGCCGTTTTGCTGCGAATGTAAGATTTGGTGTTCGTAGTCAATGGGTAGGGGATTTTTCTGATTGTTGGCCAATGCCACAACATCAGCCCCGTTTGTATCGGTTACATACCATGCCTCCACATCTGTCGGTCTGCCGTCAATAGCTCTAAACTTGCCATAAGGCAAAAGCTGGATGCGTCCATACTTCGCTTTGTCAATTTCAAAACTACAGGCTGCAAGGGTGAGTTTCATTCGTAAAAATCCTGAAAAGTTAATCTAGGATTCCAGAATAATGGATTGGCGGTAATGAAAAGAGGGGAGCGTCTTCCACACTCCCCTCTAGGTTAGAAATTTTGAAAAAATGAATTTTGATGTTGTATTTTATCTTAAACCATTTTTAAAACCTTTTTAAATCCTTTTAAATCGTTTTAAAAAAAATCATTCGATAAATCGCCCATATAATCATAAAAACGCAAATACGCGCGATTTAGCGCGGTTTTATGTTTTATTTAACTACACTCCGAAAATAGGCTTGCACGTCCTCCAATATATCGTCTTCGTCTTGCGGGGTTAAAACTAAGAACGGGCGGGCAGGAATATCCACTTTTCGACCGCGTCCGGCTTTACCACCAAATTGATGAATTGCCGCGTAAGGTTCGTTGCTACCGACCTCTGCGCTGTCATTATCATAATAACTTGTGATACTGTTCATCAGATTTTCTGTATCAACTAGCGGTGTGCCTTGGCGGTATTTCAATCCAAGCCACTTAGGACGGCCACCTACGTCAAAGTTTTGCAACACTGCTGATTCCATTGTGCCGGCGATACTACGCATTAGTGGCGTACGGTCTTGAGCGGCATTTGCTAATTTATTTAGTATGGAGGCAATTTGTTGCGCATTATTAATTTCGATTTCTATCATAAGCGTTGCTTTTCAAAATAAAGGGCGGTATAGTTAGTTACGCACCGTTTGTCGCAGTGATTCTCGGCAACTGCTAAACGATGGGGTGAAATAGACCCGGGAAATATGTGTGGGGTGTCCGAGTCCCACCTAACGGTGCGTATTAATCCCGTCTAAATGACTGCATGTAAAGCTCTTTCACATGCTCCAATATTTTAACCACCGCCACATACCGTTCGCCATTTATCGTTTTATAAAATTCAAAGTGATTACCTTTGCTTGATTTAATTTCATCGGGCGAATTAAGCACATCCGGCAACTTCTCATAAGTTTCAACGCCAAACTGTCCATAACGATTAGCAATCTGTTTTACCATGGAGTCATCAGAAAGCCAAACTGTCTTAAGCTCCGTGCCAATTTGCATTCTTGTATTCTCATTTAATACACCGGCAGCGAATTTGAAATTTTGTGAATATTTGTCACGTAACTCCTGCAAAAGGTCGCTTCGTGGTTTTCGCCCTTTCAGAGATAGGTAATGTGGGATGTGTGGTTCTAAATAGGCTGACAACTTAGCATAATCTAACTTAAACTCCGCCCCTGTCATTTCCACTTTAGCGAACTGATGCGCCAGCTTTTCCGGGTAAAGATCCAAATTCGGCTTATAGTTCAATCGCCCTACATTATAATCAAAGCCTTTATCCGTCACCCGTATCATGCCGTCGGGCAATTTAAAACCAATGGTTTTTTCACGATTTCCCGCTTTATCGGCGGGGCGTTCCACTTCGACTAAAAATTCAGAACTATCGTCCGGCTTATCCATGCCACGACGTTGTAAATCTCGTTCGGCAAGTGCAATCACCGAGCAACGACAATTAAACCCATTCGGCGGGTAAAATGTCGTCCAAAATGGATCATCATAACGGTAAATTTTGCCGCTTAATGCTAAGTGAGCTGGGCGGGTTCTTTCGTCGCCTACGGCAGAATATTGCCAGTAAGGGCGATTGTCCACATTATCCCGCATGCGTTGATAGCGCGCCGCAGAATAAGCAGACTGCATATTCACTCTGTAAATCGTATTTAAACGGCGTGGTGTGCCGAAATACTCCCCGGTATTAGGATCAGCCAATAAATTTCCATCAATACCACGGCTAATACTTTTATCCTTGCCAAATACCCAGCCCTTGCGCTCAAACTCACCAAGCAATTCTTTTTTCCATTGATTAAATCCCTTGCCTTCGCGCATAGCGGTTTCCAACGACTGATAAATGTCTTTGGTCATTTCAAGGCTGGATAAGCGCGCAATAGTCGTCGCACGGGCTAACGCGCTGTCTTGTAAGTCTTTAATAAACACTTTCCCCGCCAGTATTTTTTTCTGACGCAAGAATTCAATCGCTTCTGTCGGCTCCATGCCGATAGCAAACTTAGGTGCGGTCGGCATTGGATGCCCCCAATAAATCCGACAAGAATAAGGCACTGGTTAAATAGCGTTCATGGGCTTCTGAGGTTAAATCCGGGTAAAGCTCCGCCAGTTTATCACTGGCTTCCTCAAAGCTGTTACAGGCTGATAACACCGCAACGGCTTTTTGCACCATTGGATCTAATTGTTGATTAAAATCCACTTGTGTCATGCCGTTATCTAACAAACTATCAAGTAAATCCTGTTCCGTTTCCCCCTTGTTAGCAGACGACAACGCCACATGCGCACCTTTACCCAAACACCCCGCACACTGACAACCGACTACATGGGCAGAAAGTGCGGTCTGTTTTTCGGGTATTTTTAATTCGTTTTGAAACGGTTTTAAAACCGCTTCACCGTCTTGCGCTTCTGGAATGCCTAGCTTATCACGTGTCCACTTTTCAGGAATTTGCACACCAATCCCCACCAGTTTTGGGATGGCGTCGGCAAAGGTGCTTAAATCGTCGTATTTTTTGGTGTCAAACTCAAAATATGGCACACGGTGCAAGGCAATATTCGGGTCAACGTTAATCTGCAAATACGGCAGGATGATTTGCTGTGTGATGGTCTGTGCCACTTGTTTAGCGTCAGACACCAACAAATCACGACGTACTTCATTATGCACATTGCCCAATGCATTGGTGGAGCTTTTACCATCTGCACCGGAAGTAAGAGTTTGCCCTAAAATCAGGCGGGCGATGGATTTTTCACACCAGTCAACCATTTGCAAGAAAGGGTTATTTGCCGACCCTGCACCAGTATTTGCCGCATTATGCAATTCGATTGTCATAGAGTCAGGCATAATCCCTGCGGCGTTATGTCCGATTTGTGCAAGTGCGCGTAAGAGTGTGCGTTTTTCCTCGTTGGTTGCCCCTGCGCCATATTTGCCAATACGAATCGGCATGCCGTAAAGCTCTAAAAACTCGGCAAAATCCCGCACGGAATAATGCTTAAACATATAAAGCCAAGCCAGGGTACGGAATAACCCCATGCGCGCAAGTTGCACCGAGCGTGACTTATGCGAATGCACCACCCAACCGAACTGTCTTAATGGCTCGCCCATTGGATTGGTTGGCGTTTTTAACAATAAATTGTCATTTTTATCTAACTTAAACCAAGACTGAGGCCGTGGGATAAAGTTATGCGGAATATACTTACCGTTTTCCAATTTCCACTCAATTTCGATGGCGGAAAAACCATGTCCGACTGCGTCCATCATATCCATAAGAAGGTTTTCAAGGTTTGGATATTGATAAAACAACTCGTCAATTTCGGTTTGGAGTTTTTCTTCTGCCGGTGTCGCATTGCGTGGTTCAGCAATGCGCCAATCCAGCGTCAAAATCGCTCGTTTACGCGTCTGAATATTCGCACCGATTGAGCTATCTTGTTCTTCGATGTCCATAAATAACTCGTGCTGTGCCGTAATATCGCCGTTTTCCGCGTCTTCTAAGATGCTTTTCAGCTTTACCGGAGTGATGCGATTGCTTGGGTGGTCTGAAAAAACACGCCCATTAGCTGTCACCATTGCTTCGTCGGTTTGAGTTGGTTCTGTTTTTACCCCTACCAATGTTTTAATTTTTTCCAAAAATTTCATGTTTTATCCTCGCCAAATGCTATATAAATCATCTTCCGCATCAAAATCATCATGCCCCAAGTCTTCATCGTTTAAGCCTATCCACTCAATAGGGGCGGAACTCGTCACTGCATTACGCCATAGCATTTCTAATGCGTCTGGGCCATCATCATGATCAGCTTTTGGAAAATGTCTCAACTGTGATTCAAGGGTGGATTGTGAGCGATGCAATAAAATTAACCCGTTGGCAATATGCGGTTGCAAGCTCTCAATACGAAGCATTTTGTCACTATTTGGTTTTGTTGCCGTGGCAGGCACAGGTTTTCCGCGTGCTGCTGAACGTTTAACCAACTCGGTTTTTAAGAATTCTTGGAATTGCACGGTCTCAACAAACCAACGGTGGCAGTTATACTGTGTATGTAGGCGGATAACGTCCTCAATAATTAAATCGGGTAAACGCTTTTTAATTTGAGCTTCTACAACGTATAATTTACCTGTTTCCCGATGGTATCCACCGACCAAAATTGCAGATGGGTCACGACTTGCACCGGCTTTACCCAGTGACGGGTCAACCGCACCAAAATAAATCAAGTTATTAGGTAATTCTGTCCAATATTTAAGACTGTTCGCAAAAATGGCGTCATCGCCACTGACCGGGTCATTTTGATACTCGGAATCAAATGCCGAATGTCCGTCTTTGGCGCGTTCTTTCATTAAATATAAAATTGGGCGGGCAAGCCATGACACAACGGAACCAGCATCCATTTCCGATTTATGCTGTTGATAAAATAAGTCAGATAAGGTGTCGTCGTCGCCTTCTTCAGACAAATAGATGTTTTCCCATTCATCCCATAACGTCATATTGTCCGGCATGCGCAAAATGGCTTTAAATCGGACACTTCTCCAGCCTTTAGTATTTAAAATTCGGTTCAATACGCTGTCATAGTGCAAAATAGTGCCGACGTAAATTACGTCAAATTTCTCACCGGCGGCACCAAGTTTTAGAACGGCTTTTAAAATCCAGTTGTGTAATTTATTGCGCTGTTCAGGTGTTTGAACAGTTTCATCGTTCTCTATATCATCTAATACAACTAAATCAGGACGAAAAGCTCCATGGCGACGTCCACGTAGCTTTTGCCCAGCACCGACCGCTTCCACTTTTTGCCCTTTAGACGTAAGAATTGCACCGGCACGCCAAACTTTGCCCGGCGTAAGTTCGGGGAAATCAATAGCAAGTCTTGGGTTTGACTCAACCTCAACTTTAATGGCTTCTAACATGCCATAGGCTTGCTCTTTGGTATCCATAGCAATAATAATGTAATTTTTAAGGTTACATACCATGCACCAAAGCGGGAATAATTGCGTACAAATAGTGGATTTCGCCTCACCGCGGGGTGCGGCAATAGCTTGTCGGACGGATTTATCTATTTCTTCAACCGAAAGCGGAAGATTTTTAAACAGATATTCGTGTAACTGGGATTTATGCGGAGAACGTACATAATGCGGAAAATAGGCTTGAACAAAATATTCAAACCCTTTTTCTTTATCTAAGACTTTCTTACGACGCTCTGCAATCGCATGCGGTTTATCATCCCAACCTTCAAAATTCGCTTCGATATTGCGCTGTAATTCAGCACGTAGTTGTTCGAGCTGTTTTTCGAAATCTTTGTATTTCATCTATAACATTACCGCAATAAATAAAAGCCAGCCCCAACCTTTGATACCGGCAGCCATTAACTTAAAAGCACATACAATGCAGACAAATTGCACAATCCAGCGAAAATAGTAATGCTTATGCACAATGGTTTGATTTTGCTTTTCCATCACTTAAACTCCTGCTTAACAATGTTTTCTAAATCATCTAAAACAGACAAAAAAGTAGGCAATAAGTCAGGATGTTTAGTTTTAATTAGATTAGTTACCATCTCAATAACTTTCCATGCTGTTGCTAACTCTGATACCTCTGGCAATAACCGCTTACTGCTCGCCACCATTTTCGAGTAGCTATCACCCAAACCTTGAATCAATTTAGCTTTATCGCTGACCGGCAACTCTTCTGCATGGCGTAGCTCTTCCATCGTCTTTTCGAAGTAGATCACAAACGTGGTGAGCATACCGCGCGCCACGTCTTCTACTTTGCCGCTTGCCATGGTGTTCGCATCACGTACGGTGTCCCAGTTGTCTCCGCGGGCTTCCGCTTCTTTTTTCCAACGGCGAGCGGTGTTGTACGATACACCGGCTTTTTCAGCTGCTTGTTCAAGCGTCAGGCAATCAAACACATAGTAACGGCGTACATAAGCCTTGGTTTTTTCATCGTGTGCCATTATTAGCCCCCAAATTTTGCTTTGATGAGCTCAAAGCCAACCGACACCACTAAACCACCTAAACCGCCCGCCATCACGGATTTAATACCCAATTTATCCATACGCGTTTCAAGCATTTCTAATCGGGTGTCAATGTCGTCCACACGGTCGTCCAACCGGTCGATTTTGCGGTTTACTTCACGTGTTAACGTTAAGATTTCGTCGAGTTTACGGTTAGTCATTTCCCGCTCTGCGGCCTGTTCCGCTCGTTTTTGTCCTCTTGCCGACATTATTTATCCGCCTTTCTGTCGAGTTTTTCAGTAATAGAGTTTAGTTGCTTGGTGATGGCATCCAGTTTTTCCATCACGTTTTTATTCACGATGTTCGCCACTTCTTTCGAGAGATAATCCCGTTTCACTTGGTCGACCTCGTCATGCAGCTGTTTAAATTCACTGTCTAAGCGCTTAAACCAAAGCCCTATAAAAAACACCGCAATGGACACCAGCGCGTTAAACACCATCATCCCATTAATGTGCACTTCCATTTTCACCTCGCTGACAAATAGTTCGGTATGTATCGTTATGCACTTTAATTTGACGTAAGGTTTCCGTCGTATCTTGACGGCTTGCAGAAATCACTGAAAAACCCGCACAGCTTGCATTAATCACGGAGATCCCCTGACTTGTGCAACCCATCAATAAGAGTGTCACGGTCAGCATTGCGACTGTTTTCTTCATTTTTCTTTCTCACTTCAAAATGTTTCACTTGAGTTTCAGCGACGACTTTCTGCGTTTGTAACTGCGCATTGGTTTTTAATAACTGCTCAATCTCACGGTGTGCACGTTTGAGCTTAAATACTACATAACCACAAATACCCAGTGCAGCACCTGAGCCGATTAAAATCATCTGTAGCGTCATCAAATCCCCCTTGGTCTATCCGTTTGTTCCGGTTCGACATAGACTTCACCGGTAATCGGTTCTTCTGGTTTGGTTTGTTTAGCTTGATATGCCATTACAGCGCCCTTAGTTGCCGCTGAGCCACCGCAAAAACAAGCAAAATAAAAAAACAAATCAGTGACGGCAGAACGGTCAAGATAAACGGCATAAATCAGCACACCAGCCATGACCAAAAAGCCAAAAAATTGAATAAATCCTGTCGTACTCGCACGACCATCACTATTGGTAAATAATTCAAAAAATTTACTCATTGACATAATCTCCACATAATCACTTCAGCTGGAGTTGGCTTGCCACGAAAGACATAACTCCATGCGTTTTTACTATAAAAGTGCGGTCGATTTTTCGGGAGTTTTTTAGTTGTCAAGACTCGGTTTTGTAACCAATTAAAAACACGTTTAAACACGCCTAAAAATTTAAACTTCATTATCAATCGCTCCATATTTAAGATTACCCGCCACACGACGCACCCAACCTTTACCAAAGGTCGCAAAAGTGCTGAGTTTGCAATAAAATTCAAGACGTTCGGCATTCAAACGCATAATGACGTCAGAAATCGCCATTTTTTTAATAGCGGCAATCGTCATATTGCCAATAATGCCGTCATCCGCCACATTGACCGCACGTTGCAACATACGGCTTGCATTGCCTAATCCATGATTTACCGCTGCATCAAAAAACTGGAAAGCCACCGCATCAGGCATCTTGTCGCATTGATAACGTAACCAAAATGCGGAGTAGTAGATTTTATAGGCTTGCTCACGCGTCATTGCTCGCATACTGCCTTGATAACCGTTTGCCTGAGCTGTACGTTTAGTGATTCCCCAGTTGGTTTCGCCGCCTGGGTCTCTTGGGTCATTAACGTAGCCGCCTTCGTGACCAATTAAGCGGTTAAAGATTTGTATAAAAGTTAAAGACATAAAAAATACCCTCAATCGTTGATATGATTGAGGGTATTCTGAGTTAAATTAAGTTTAATTAATGGGGGAAGGACTTCCACACGTCTGCTTGCTTTAAAATAACGCCGCTTGTTGATATTGTGGAGATTGATGGGTTCGTACAATTTCCCAGGCGTGACGATCTGACAGATTGTATTTAGAGCAAAGCTCAAGCATTGCCGTACGGCCACTTTTCTTTTCGGTTTGCGTGATATAGTCAAAATCCGCTTTCAGGCGTTCGTTACGCAACAAGCGCAGGGCGACCTCACAACGTGGGATATAGACTTCTTCGGCTCTAAAATAATTACGCAATTTTATCGCATTCTCTGCACCAATTAAGGATTTCAAACGTGGAAAATACACCGCGCCATCAGTAAACCGAAATGTCGTCCCGCCGTATTGATTAATAATCTTTTCGATATCAGCAAACCCGACTAGATCTACCATTTCTAACACGATTTCAGGTAAATAACCTGCAACACTTTCAAGTTCAGACTGCATAAAATTTCCCCTTTGTGACCATTTAGGCGGATTGTCGCACGGATATTTCAAAAAGCAGGTTTCTACACCTAAAAATATGATAAAAAAATCCCGCACGTGGCGGGATTAGTGCGTTATTTATTGCAATTTTCTTTCAAAAGATTATTAACTTTAAGGTATTTTTGCTCGTTGTGGGCATTGAGAAAAAATCCTTTAGCTACCTCCAAAGCAAGGCAGGCTTCTTTCATATCGCTATGTTTCTTTGCCATTTCAAAACTCTTTAATTTATCTTCACCGAGATTGTTTTGTAATTCTTCGGTATTTTTTGCCATTGTTTCAGCATCAATAATGAGGTTAGCGTCTGTGATTTCGACAAAGTATCGGCGGTTTTCAACCCATACCGAATATAAAATTTCTAATTTATTATAAGTTTCTGTTTGCAAAAGCGCATAACATGACCTACTGGCTTTATCCTGTCCCTTTTCTTTTATTTCTCTTACTACAAATACATCTTTAAGGCGGAAATCAATTCCTGTCTCTTTTGTCCTATTATTTAAAATCTGTTCTATGCTATCTCCAACCTCTTCACATTTTGGTATATCTTGGTTTGTTAAGCTGGCTTGCGAAAATAAAGGAATAGATAGGATAAAGAGTGCGATAGTTTTTTTCATAATTTCTCCAATAAAAAAGGCTCCTATGGAGCCTTTAATTTACGCTTAATTTGTTGTTATGCAACTAAATTTTAACATTCTGTTTTCTTCGATTATACACCGCCAACATTTGTATCACTTTTTTCAACTGCCACACTTCCAACCAATGCACAAAATCTATACCAAATGCTTTTTTCGCCATGCCGTCTGCATAACTCTGTGGCAGGCCGTATTCCGTTAAAAGTGCGGTTATTTTTGCCATATATTTCGCTTTATCCGCCCTTGGTGCGGGACGTTTTGGCGCACTTTTCGCACTAAACACCACGCCTTTTGCTTTTATGGCTCGCAATACTTGCATCAATTCAGCATCTGTCATTACGGTGCAACTGTGTTTATCTACCGTGTCCAACAAAAAGCGTTTATATTGGTCGTCGGTCATTTTAAGCATGCCTTTGCCGATGTGGATCTTTTGGATCATCCGTTTACGGGTTTGTGGTTGCATTTTGTTCCTCTTTCCATGTTTTCCAGACTAAATATTCTGGCATATTCTTAACAAACTCCAATTTACCAATAGCCGCATAACGTTCGATATACTGTATTGCCGCTGTCCGTTTGTCTTCTGCTAATTTATCCACATTTTCGACCGCGCTTTTGCCCTGTTCGTTACGCACCACGGCAAATAACGGTTTAGCCCCCTCATACACTTTTTTAAGATAGTTATGATTGGTTAGCGCCACCACGTTTCGGGTCTCACGACGGTTTTTCATCACGCCATTGGTGGTTTCCGTGAGCGCATGGGACAACAACGGACTCGGCTGATACATATCTAACACTTCGCGCATTAATTTAAGCGCACGGCCGTTAGATAACGCCGCTTTCTCGGGTCTAAATAGGGCAATATAACTCACCAACGCACGGGCATTATCGCCGCGTAAATTGGTAATAATCCCCAACATCTCACGCCCGGCATCATCTTCCAACAGCGCATCCAAGTGGATGTCGCTGTGGCAAACCGGGCAACGGCATAATTTCATTTTTAAAACTCCTTTAAACTTGGTTTAAAACACATTATTCAGCCCACTTAAATCCCCCTCTTTTGTAAAGATGGGCTAGGGGAGATTTAATGGGCTGTAAATGGGTTTTATCCCCCAAGATAAGGCTTAGGGCATTCCCAAATGTAATTTTTAAATTCGATACATTTATCTAAAGTTAATATGCCTTTTATGATTTCTAACTCTTGATTAAATGCTTGCCCCCATTCAAACCCATAAAACCTAAAATCAACATTAAATTTTTTGCTTAAATCAATCATTTCAGGCGGACTTAATACCCATGCAGCTGAGATTGGTATGACAACGATATACCCATTCTCCAACTCATATCCCTCAATGATTTCATTTGGGTTGTCGCAAAAAACACGTCGGGCCCCTTTGATTGCTTGCCCTCCAATGTTTTTGATTTCTAACGTGCCCAATTCATCAATGTCACAGTTGCAACCTTCAATGCACTCCGTTAAAAAATGCGTTATATCAGCTAATTCGCCTCTAATTTTTAAATCTCCTACACACCAATTTGGCATAATCTATTCCTCCGGTGGTTGTGGCAACGGTTGCCAGTGGGTAACAACATCACATTTGCCATCAATTTCCGTCTCAAATTCGTTACCGTCTACCATATGTCCAATAAAAACTCGCATTCTTTCTTCGCCGTCGTTATATGGTATGCCATATAGCAATACATCTTTTGAGGTAATGCCATAAAAAACTGTATGATATAATTTAGGCAACCGCTCCGAACACTTAATCCAACCATTGTTTTCACTCATTTTCCCCCTCCAAAATTGCTTTGCGTTTTGCTTTAATAATTGGCGTAACCACCCGTTTAATCGCCAGTTGCAATTCTCCTATAAAGGCCTCATCCTCCATATTGTCAAATGCAATACCCATCAGACTCGAATCAACTGCTTCAAATAATTTGCGATAGCCATCGACTTCGTCAAACACTCCTCCTTCCCAGTCTAATTGCACGATATTTCCGCCTAACACTTGCGTATTTTTTGATATTTCGAGTTGGTCACGTTGGTAGTCGTCCATTTCAACTTCGATTGTCATGCGGACTTTTTGGGTTATTTCATTGCTCATCATCTACTTCCCCTGTAATGCTAAAAATTCACTCTGTTTGATTTCTTGTAAACATTCCGGAATTACCGGGAAGCCATCTCCACCAAAACCATCTGATTTAACTGGTATTGAAACGATAAAGTGGTCACTTGCAACACCACATACAGACACATAACCAGTGCGTGCACCAAGCACCCAGCAAGTAAGCTTTAATTTTCGTAACATAAAATCATTAAAGCTTGGGTATTGATGTAAAATATTTCTAACACTTTGGATTTTATTGTTAAAAGACTTGCCAGCCTTTGTTCTTCCATTACCAGTTATGACAACCTTCTCATTTTCAACCATTTCAAATTTATAGGTTTTATCCTCTTTAATTTTTGCATATTCAGGATTATCTAAACTACAAACAATTCCCCATATATTACGGTCATTCCCTCTCCAGCATTCGTAAAATGGGATAGTGTCAAAAATAGCATCCAACTTTTCGTCTCTTTGTTCGCGTTCTGATCGCCATTTTTGGTCTAACGATTTCACCGGCTCAGCATTTAATGCACATTTAAAATATCTAAATTCAGGTCTCATATTTGCTCCTTTAATAAGTGGGATATTGGCTTCTCAAAATCCGATAACAATTTGTCTTTAACTCAAAAATGCTTCTCGGCAGAGCGTTAATAGGTAAGGTTTTACAGGTTTTCCCTGTGTCGTCCATACCATACGGCACACCGATTGCACGCCAACATCGTGCGGCTTGTACCGCTGCGTCTTTAACCACATCCGAGTTAATCACAAAGCTATTTGGCCCAATGCGTTGTAACAAAATACCTTGCGCTATAAGCTTTTTAACCCGTCGTCTAAATTGACTTTCGCTCAATCCGGATCCGGCAATCAGTTGGCTTACGTGCAATATTGCAAAGCTTTCTGCATCTTTCGTCGCATGCTCGTCACTATATGTGCCAACACTTCCACCGATATAAGTCACTAAGGTTCCTTGCGCAATACGGTCTAATGTTTCATCCCAAATATACTCAAGGATATGTTCATCTAGCACTTTCATACTTTCCCCAATCTCATTCTCAACCCTGGCAACAAATTCTGCACATTCCCCACATAAACAGCAGCATATTGAGCCTGCCCTGTGCGAAGATAGGTTTGTGCTTTAATAAGCTGCATTGCTGCTTGTTGCAATATTTCATCCAACCGCACTTTTTCTTGCTCACTCATACTTCCTCCACCTCAACCACATCATCAATTTCCGTAATCGTATGCGGTAGTTTATTTACATCGCATACATTTAGGTCGCACATGTCTAAAACTTGTTCGTTGTTTTCTGCTTCAACAACTGCCTCAACCAAACAATAAAAGCGTGCTACATACTTAGCCATGTCTCACCTCCGGTCTTCTATTTGGATAACGCACATAATGCGCACACATCTTTTGGCGGTTTAATGCCCATTCTTCATTTTCGCTTTTTCGAGCAACAATAGCCGCTCTCTGCCAGGCAGCCTCAGCAGTTGCCCATGCACCAGCACGCTCCATTTCGACCGCCAACGTGCTAAAATCTTTATAGGTTCGTAGTTTTTCCATACATTGCTCCTTAGTTAATGATTAAAACCTATTACTAATGCCCTTCATTCCGTCCCCCTCTTTCGTAAAGAGGGGTTAGGGGAGATTTGAATGCGCTGTAAATAAGCTTTATTCTTCGTTGACGGTTTCTATATCACGCCAAACCTGCTTTATGACTTTGCTATTGTCGTCAAAATATTTGGTTGTTTCGATAAACTCTTTTTGCAAAACCAATTCGCCGTTTTTGCGTCTAAAAAGCCTAAAATTCTCTCCTTCTTCTAAGCCACGTTCGCATGCTCTAATTCTAAAATCTTTCATATTGACGAACATTTCTAAACCCCCGCTACATCTAACGCAATCGGCACATACTGATCGCTTTCGCCCACACGCTCATAAAGTCGTACATAAGCCTTACTGCTTACCACTTGCACGCTTTCGCTAATTGCTTGCATTGCGTTTTGCCAGCGGCTATCTTGGATTTCGACGCGGCGTAAGCCCAAAATACGCGAGGTGTTCAAATTGCCTTCCTTATCCACATTAAAAGCGCGTTCAATTAATGCTTTTAATTCAGGGCGAGAGCCTTCGCTCCATTCATTCAAGCACTCATCAATCAACACTTTTGCAGCCTGGATACGTTCGTCGAACTGCAAACTTTCATTGATGGCACGTTGAATTTTGTATTTACCGTCATAGCTAAACAGGGTCACATTGCCTTTATTACCACCCACTTTCGCTCCATATTTCTCGGCGGAAAGCTCAATAAAGGCTTGCACATCACCAAAAATGCCTTCTTTAAAATGGCTAATTGCTTTGCTTAAATCACGGCCACGTTCCACCCATTCATGCACGAGCGTATCACGCGCTTTGTCGATCTCTTTCACCAACTCAGCTGGCGTTAAATTGCCTTTGGCATCGCGCCAATATTCTTTACCTTCAATCATCACTTTCATGGTTTAAACCTCTTCTTTGTCTAATTTAATTACGATTAATCTGTTGCCTTTGTTACGCTTGAGTATCGCTTCCGACCCCATCGCATACAGCGTTTTCTTTTGTATGTTAAATTTCTTTGCTAATTCATCCGCCGTGCCGTCGCCTAGATTCTCTTCTCCGCGATATACGGCGTAGATTTGACGATATTTAGGCACCTCTCCCCCTTAAGCCCAATAGACCATAACGCCTTGTTCATTTGCTACGTTTCGCACAATATGCACGCCGTTTTTTACAGTAGTCATTTGCACGCCTTTTTCCTGTAATCGACGGCTCGGGTTTAAAATCACCATTTTTGGAAAACGGCCGTCTTTACTCTCAACGATTTGTACGCCTTCACGTCTTAACGCATACGCTACGCGGTTCATTTGTTCGCTCATTTGGTTGCTCCTTTGGTTTAATTAGTTGATTAACATGCCGGCGTAAGAGTTGATTAACTTCTCGTCAATCTGTTTGCCGTGCATTTCGGCCACACGAATCACACCGCGCATTAACTTGGTTAAACGGCGCGCATTGCCGTGGCTGGCTTTAAATAGGATTTGGTTAAATTCGCCCGTACCTAAGCCGTTCTCTGCCAGTTTATGGATGTCGTCTTCGCTTAATTGGTTGCCTAAGTCGCAAGCCAAGCCCACGCGGCTATAAAGCTGCGCTAATTCGCCGTATTTTCCTTTTAAGTTCACAAGTAGGCGAGGCATACCGGCAAGCACCACACCGCAGCCTGTCAAGTCATGGATTCGGCGGATATATTCCAGACTTTTCGTGCTTAACAATTCCGCTTCGTCCACAATAATTAAGCGACCTTCGCCCAATTTTTCAGTGATACGGGTAAATAATTCATGGTTTGCCCCGACTTCGTTTAACCCCAACTGATGGCAGAGGTTTTTTAGCAATACTTTCGGGCTACAACTCGGTTCCACTTCGATAAAAATTGTTTCAGGGTTTTGGCTGACATACTGTTTTAATGCCTTGGTTTTGCCCAATCCTGCCGCGCCATAAACCACGCTTATTTCGCCTTCCACATGGGCAATATGCACCACATCAAGGCAACGCTCGGCGGCATAAGTAGGCACAAATTCGCTGTTAAAATTGCGCTCAACCACTTTGTCTTTTTCGCGTTTGATTAAGCGATCCACCGCTTCGTCAATGTCCTTATTCACCCCTTTATAAGTACCTTTTAAATACTGGTTAATAACTGCAACGGACTTGCCGAGGGCTTTTGCTACTTGCGTTTGGGTTAGCCCTTTTTGTTCCATAAATCTTGCGAGTTGTTCTTTCATGCGATTGCTCCAAATGTGTTTCTGATTAAATTTGATGCGTGGCAGATAAAATTGCCTTTTAATGTATAAATTGCTAAAAAGTCTCGGTCTGGTCTCACTTCAACTGATTTACCATCCCATTCAATTAATCTGTAAGCAAAATACTGGTTCTTGTTATATTCAATTCGTCCTCGTTGAGTTCGACGGATAATGCGTTTTTTCACTTTTAACCTCCTGCCATCTTGCGTTGTTGGCGTCTCATTTCGCTTGGCAACAACGCAATTTCTTCGTCCTCGTCAAAGCGGTTGACTTGTTTTGCGCGTAAACCGTGTAACAGTTCTGCGCCTTGTTGATGTTCGATCGTAATAACCGGATTTAATTCGTCTAAAATCTCATTTTCACGGTGTTTAATACGGTTTAATCTACCTTTCGCGCGGTTTTCACGTTGTTGTTCAACCATAGGTACCGGGAATGCGGCTTTCTTGTGTGCCTCGAATTCAGCGTTACAGATAAAACGACCATCTAACGTGCGCACCTGCACAAAATCCGCATTGTGAATATCCACACCGACCACCACTTCTTTCCCTTGATGGTTTAGCAGTTCAAGGTGGAAATATTTGTGGTTTTTCCATTCAATTAGTCCGCGTTTCGTCACCCGTTTAAAGTGCGGTCGCTCAATGTCGCGTAATTCCACGTCGGAAAGGTAAACAATCAGTTCTGGATTAGTTACGCGTTCATACTTGACAGCAGGAGTGCAACGAATTTCAGAGTGCACATGCTCGTTGTTGTACCAATCAATCACTTCTTGGATACCAACCATCAACTCTTCCCAGCTCACCAGTTTTTCTTTCGCTTTGCGTTGTAACGGCGTTAAAACCGCCCCTTTTTTCGCATTGGAAAGGGAAATCATGGATTGCAACATCCGTCTTTTGCTATCAGGGTCTGCATCCGCCCCGTAATAGGTTGGAAAACGTTGTGCAATGCGTTTACCGACGGTTTTATTTAAGCGTTCAATAATCCCTCGTCCTTGCGGATTACCCGCAATCCCAGTGGCGTGATAAATGCTAAAGCGAGGTAAAATCCCAGTTACTTCAGCATCAAGTAAAATATTTTTCTCACCGCCCCCGTTATCGGAGTAATAAATACAAGGTAAACCATGTTGAGAAATGGCATGGCGTAAAGCGTCCAACACTGCAAAAGCACTTTCAGATAACGCCAACGACCAACCCACAATTTTTCGGCTTGCACCATCAATAATCATGGTTAATTCAGGCGTGAATGGTCGCCCGTGAATAGGGTGTGCCACTTTCATCTTCAGCGAATGACCGTCACCAATCCAAATATCATTAGCCTTAAACAATGACCAATCACGCTCAACATAAGGCAATAAACCTTTGTATTTTGAGCCGGTCAAGCGGCCAAACTCTCGGATATGCAATGGCAACTTAGCCAATGCACGACGCACTCGGTCAAGGCTTGGTAACATTTCACGTAACATGTCGTCATTTTCGTGGCGAGTAAGCCATTCGGTTTCAAAAATGCGATACGCATCCATTACGCTAATGCCGTTGGTTTGGCGATAAATCCCCATAAACCAAGACATCCACCAAATACTTTCCACTTTATCTGCCTGGCGTTGACTCGGTGCCAATGCACGCAAACGTTCTTCCGCTGTTTTGCATTTGTGATAATCGATCACCCACTGATTCAGGGTTCTTGGTGATAACACACGGCCGCAGTTATTGCCGTTTTTACTGTTAGCCTTGGAGACTAACGCCATTAAATCCGCCGAAATTTCACCGCACTTTGCCGCATTGCATAGGTGGGTAATGGCTTTGATTCGGCTTTGCACCTGTTCCAACTCGCTTACATAAGCCACCAAAGCCATGCGTGCATCAGCAATTTCGCGCTGTTTGGTGGTGAGGTCGGCAAGGTTCAGATTTTTAACCGTTGGGAGTTGTTTTGGTTTTGTTGCAACAACCGCCTCCGTGAATTTGTTTCTAATTTCGGTTTGAAGATCCATTGGCAAACTAGCTAATTCATATTCAACGCCACCGCCTCGCCCTTGACGCTTTCTAGCCTTGCATTTATTTCGTTCAAAAAATGCCTGGATATTTTTAGGTGCTTTTGGCAAACCCGATACTCCGAATTCGGCATATTCATAAACTGAATAATGTGTTTTTAACTCTAGACCAACCATAAATGTTCCTTTTTGTATCTTTTAAGTTCAATTTCATTTATGATGTTAAAACTTATTAGTTAGGACTGGCTTTCTATTACGCTCTGCGAATCGTTCAGCCCAGATAATCTCAGGAGCGATTCCAATGGCATTGGCAACAAGTCGTTCCATTTTCGGGTAAGACTTATCAAAAACCGTTTTTAATGTGCTGTAACTCACATTGCCTTCAGCCGCTAAAGAACGTAATGTCCAGCCTTTCTTTTTAAGTTCCGCAAGGATGTCGGCTTTATGCCAATTTACTGCGGTTTTTTTTGTGCTCTCTAATACACTCATTTAATACCTCTTTTTTGTTGTATCTCTTGTGGTGTATATTAAACGTAATAGTTGTAACGTGTCAACTATTAATTCACCGTAATAGTTAAATTTTTTAAAAATTATTGTTCTTTTGTGGTTAATTTATTTAAAAACAATAACTTAAATTAACTATTACGGTTAAATAAAAATTTTATGCACCGTAATAGATTAAACAAATTAACTATTACGGCATAACTTCTACAGAGGATATGTAAAAAATGACAGAAAAAGATAACTTTCCTGAAAGAATTGAGTTTGTGATTAATCGCTTAAATGGACCTAGTGAGTTTGCTCGTCAAACAGGCGTAACACTATCAACCATTACAAGGTGGCGAAAAGGAGAGGCTGAACCGTCTAGAACTAATTTGGTTAAGGTTGCAGATAAAGCTAATGTTAAAATAGAGTGGCTAGCGGCTGGCAGGGGTGAAATCGAACGGACAACGCCAGATGAAAAACTATACAAAATAGCAGAGCCAATGGCTCAATATTCACATAGCGCCATTGATAATGGATTTGAATTCATTGATGATTGCCGTGATGTTATCGTAACTGCGGGTTATGGCGGTATAAACGGAGATTACCCCGAAATTAAGAAAACTAAAATAGAAAGCGAATGGTTGCGCGCAAGAGGGTTAAAAGCCGAAGATTGCGGCAAATATAAAGTGTGCGGCGATAGCATGGACGACACATTAAAAGACGGCGAAGACATTATCGTCAATCATGCCAGCAAAACGTTAATTGATGGCAAAATCTTTGTTTTAAATAATCAAGGATCAATGCTGATAAAACGCATTCAACGCACATTTAGCGGGGTAGAGCTACTCAGTGACAATAGCGCATACCGCCCAATAAAACTCACGGCGGAAGAGGCGGACAGCCTGCTTGTGATTGGTCAAGTTGTGTTAGGCTACCGCAATTTTTAA